ATGAATGAAGCTAAGAAGAAGTATGAACTCAACTACGATAGGGCAGTCCAGGATCTGTATGATATTCGGGACAAGGCTATTGAAGCTGGGTCTTTTAATGCAGCAATTTCTGCCCAGAACTCACTGCTAAAGGTCGGGGGCCTCATAGTAGATCGTAAAGAGGTTATGTTCGGCAAGGTAGATCAAATGAGTCGGGAGGAAGTAGAAAACAGATTAGCTCAATTGATGGGTAATGTAGTCGAGGCTAGTATTGAGAACAAGGATCCAGATCCATCCCCGGCAGATCTGCCAGAAAAACCAGAAAAAGAAGTCGTAGAAGATGAACACGATTAAAGCTGTCATATATGTAGATGAAGACCCAATGACTATGGCTCTCTCAGAGGTAGAAAAGCTGTTTATAGACAAACTGCACAAAGAAGGTTTAAATCATTTTGAGGTTGTATCTAGGCCTGTGAAAGATGAAGAGGCATAAAATATTTATTGGAGAGTAAACAGAGAAGTAATTGTATAAATCAGTCTATGCCTCAAAGCGATTATATGTGACTAATTTGTAATGTTCAAGAACTTGTCTAATGCTTTGTATAATGATTTGTAAGACTTATGCCAAGATGTATGAGTGAGCAGGTTGTTTTGATAGACTAAATAACCAACAGTAAAGCCGACTTTATCAATACTTGGGTATCTTTGTAAGTCATGCTCTACTGGGTCGTATGGCACTATTTTGATATAGTATTTATTCGTCATCAGGTGCTACAGGTTCGCTAAGTATGTATACTAGAATATAGATTGCAATGGTAATGTAGAAGACGATATCAACTGACATTAATTTTTTCCTTTAATATTAGTGTAAAGTTTCCA